ACACTTACTCCAGTAACAACGTTATGTTTAGGCCCTCCGAGACAATCAACATTAGCCAAGCGTATATTCACATCGGAAACACATAGCTTATTTTCGCTTTGCCACTTCTTCAGTTCAACAGCCATAACATCTTCAAGATGTCTTTCCAGCTCTTGCCGTTTAATTTCGATTTCTTCTAAAGTCAGCATACATGACATATCAATTCACCTTGTACCCAATGCTCACATTATACTGAATGAAATCAGCATCTTTACCCGCATAGATGGATTGACCATTCAAACATTCTAAGTGTTCGATTGTGAAATATTCAAAATGGGCAAGTAATGCATCACTCAATTTTGTGATTTCAATTATTCCTGAATTGGGACGTGCAAAGCATTGAATCATGATATTACCGGTACGGCGAGTACATGGCTTATCTGCAATGCCAGAAGTAAAACTGGGACCACCTGCAATCGTTAAGCAGCACCAAACACCATCTTTAGGTACATTAAAGCCTGGTAAATTTGGATACTGGATTCTGTCTTGCGTAATACCGGTAAAAGCTTGCATACGATCGATAATAGCTTGCCTTGTCTGCTCTAAAGTCATTGCCATTTTAGCCGCCATACTTCTGAGAAATAAAGGTAAAGGTGGTGTTGTAAATTCCTTGTGGTGCTTGATCAGACCACCCATTTTCTAAGCGCTCTGCATAAGGCTGGTTGTTCTGGATATAAACTAAATTGCCCAACTTAAACTTCACGGCTTGAATAGCTGCATCCTGCACGGCGTTTGTTTCAGGTTCACGTACACCGTAATCAGCGGATCCAACCGAAACAATATGTGAAGCACGGTATGCTCCAGTATCAACAGGACTTAAATTAACTAAGGATTGCACGGTATCCATGACAATATTCTTTACATGTGCTTCTGCTGCTTTAGACACATCAAGACTAAAACTAGTCGGCTTTTTCCCCTTCCCCCCCATGACTTTTAACCTCGCTTTCCTCATACATCTTAAAGAGATCCTGAGCGATCGCTTGAATTGAATATGCTTCAAATTCTGAACTAGGCTCTTTTTCTCCCATTAACTTCTTAACCTTCTGCCAAACATGTACAGCTTCATGTAAAAGCAAACCATATATCTCTATTAATTTCCTTTCTGAAGTATCGCCCAACTGAACAACTGCATAAGAACCATCGGAATAGAAATCAACTTGAGCGGCTGCACTTTCAACAGACAAGAACTTATCAACGTTATTCATGTCCTCGAATAACAAATCCATGTGAAGCTGATTTCTGGCAAGCGTGTATTGAACATGTTGGAAAGGTGAGATATGCCATAAAGGTACGTAATCTGTGCTAACCATGGTCTACCTTTTAACTTAGCAAAGGCATTTCAGTTGCCTCTCTGCCATCAAATGCATTATGAATAAAAATGCCATCCACATATTCGGGATGGCATTCGCAGTGAAAAAATGAATGAGGTTTTAAATCATCATCAGGTACAACCTGAAAGCTGTCATAGACCTCATGTGCAGTCCAAGTCATAATTACTCCAATAAAAAACCCACCGAAGTGGGAATCATGATGAAACTTGTAACGGTTTAAGTTTTCTAAATACTTCCATAATTCTTGTATAGTGGATTTCATTTTCTTTTGCGTATTTATCCAAATCAGTTTTTAATTCTTCTTTTCTAGAGAGTGATTCTGTATCTAAAAATTCAGCAATTGCATCATATTCAATTACAATTTCAATTTGTTTAAATAAACTCAGATACAAACCCAAAAAATCACCATCTAACTTCTTAATATTTTCCTTAAAACTTATAGCTTGATCATCTACTGCATCAATTTCATCTACCTTTAAGAAGAGATTTGCTACATCTCTATGGAATTGCATTTGCTGTTCATTAAACTTTTCTACATCTGCTTTTAATCTGGGGTTAAGGTTATAAAATGATAAAAAATCATTAGTTACTATTCTTAATATCTCCTCACTCAATTTCTCATTTTTCACAGCTACATGTTGTTCTCTCCAGTCATTGAATAAAACAAATGCTGCAATTGGAGCAAGAAATGCTGCACCTATTGTGAATGCATCTTTTAAAACATCGTATGCTTGCTTTTTATCAAGTAAATAATGATTCCATGGAAATGAACTTAAAATAATAAAACTAATTAACAAATAGCCTATTACTCCACCACCAACGAAATAACATACTCGTTTAATTTTATCTTCTAATTTTCTACTGGCCATATATCCCCCTAATTTAGAAGGATATTAGAACAAGTATTTAAACCTTCCTCAACTGACATTTCCAGATTGTACTGGCCGGATCTTGCTGAATATGAATAACTCGAAATGAGCCTAAAGCTGTTAGCCATTCATCATCAATTTTAGGTGTCATGGACACTTCATTTTGAAGCACGGTAGCCTTCTTATCTGTGGCCAGGACTCCAAGCGTCTGAATCTCATATTGACTGTAAGAGCCAAACAGAACGCCACGGCCGGAATAGTTTTCTTTAACTTCAACATACGTTTCAGTTTTAGGATCCCAATTCGTTTTTGAAATCCGCTCACATGTAAAGGTATGAACGGCATCCGCTAAATCATCATTAAATGCTTCGGTAATATCTGCCTGAATTTCGTCACGTAAGCCCATATCATGCCCTGTAAAGTGGTATGCCAAAGCCATTAAAACTTGCATTTGGATCTTTCAAATCAAGCGAATCAATATAATCAATTGCTATCTGTTCAAAGCTAGAAATCGCTTCAGTACCTTCTTGATACTCTTTTTCAGATTCGACTGAATCAGCTTTAACTTTCTTTCGTTTAAGCAACTGCTCTTTGCCGTTATAAATTACTTTGGCCAGAATTCCTTTGATAATTTCACAAGCCGCGTCTTTAAGAAGTGGATCAATAGGATCTGGTACAAAACCAATCCGTTTTTTCATCCAGACATTTGCCAGTTGAACCAGACGAGCTTTATCACTGTCTGGTGCAAAATCGCTGCCCAAAATTGAATTTGCGTCATCTACAGTAATAAAGCTCATTGCATTATTCCTTCGGGATTAATTTAAGGAGTTCTGCTTTTGTTGCAGAAGGCTTGTAGCCAATGTTCTTACTAGCCAAATACTCTTTTAATTGATCATTTGACCAGTTTTCAAAATCATTAACTGCCGTTTCTGTTGTTGAATTTTCTGCCGCTTTTCCAGATTCCAATTCAGCGATACGCGCTTGCATAGCAGCAACATCATTTTTAAAAGCCTCAAACTCTGCTTGAATGCTTACCACTTTTCCTTCAGCCGCTTTAGTAGCATTGTCAGCTTGGAGTACTGCATCTTTTAAACGTGTGTTTTCAGAAATTAACTCTGAACTATCACCATTAGCTTGTTCCAAGATTTCGATTTTCTGTTTAAGTTGCCCGTTTTCTTCAATAACCTTTTCACAGTCAGCTTTTGCTTGATCAATGACTTCTTGCAGCTCTGGAGTAATTCCAACCGCTACATTTACAGTGGCCAAAGTTGTTTTTGCAGGTTCTTCCAATTTGCGAACTTCAACTGGAACTTCTAAAGATTCGTAATCCTTTTGAATCTTTGGATAATTACCGTAAATAATTACCTCTTTTGCTTTCAGATTTGGGGTTTCATAATAGTCAGGGTTAGCAATAATGCCCGTCTCTAATGCAGCCAGTGCTGCAATGCGTGTATAGATAATCTTCATGGCGCTTTTCTCTTAATAATAAAAAAGAGGGCTTATTAGCCCTCTTACGGTTTTAATTTTTAGGTTTTAACCAGTTGTCGCTGTACCTGATAAATCAAGTAAGGTACCTGCTGTCATTTTGTTGCTGGTTGCATATTTAATCCAGTTAGCACTTGAACCAAGTAATGTAAGGTCAGGATTTTCACCTTTCGATGTATCCCAACTATAACCAAGAATATCTAGGTTAAATGCACCTTCAGCACGCATACCGATTGCTAAGTTTTCTTCATCATTGATGTCATAAGCTCGGAAGCCCGGTACTTGTGATTCAGTTACTGTTACAGCACCATACTGCAAGCCAAAAGCATCGTTATCACCTACAGCATCCGTCACCAATACCGGCTTTCCTAAGGTTCCTGGTAAACCACCATAGATAACGATTTCAGATTCACCGTAAATTTGCTTAGTGATAGCATCATCGACAATATCGAAATATGTATCTGAGTTCATCACCCATAAGCCAATTCGGCCAAACTTATCACCAAACTTTCGCATACCACGAGTTAATGCTTTGCGGCCATCAACAACGATACTTCCTTTCGCAACCATATCGGGATTACTAGAAATAGCAGCTTTTAAAGAAGCTAAACTGTACTCTAATCGGCCTGCAACCAATGCATCTGCAAGATCGTAACCAACAACCATAGCAAATTCTTCTGGTGTACGAGCACGGCGCTTAAATGCCTCTTCAGTTGATGCATAAGGACCATATTTATATGGAATTTTTACACCTACAGACTCACCTGCACCGATTTTTTCCGGAGTTACTTTTGCATTGGAGTTCACATCGCGATGTTTAATGCTACCACCAACTTTGTAGAATGCATTTTTATTGAAGTCACCTTGAATGATTTCATTACGATAAATAATCGCACCATTGGAAGCTTCATTAAAAACATTCAAATTGTCTTGTAATCGTTCTAAATAGGCTGTTTGAGCCAGTTGGTTGTAGATGATCATGTCGGAATTAACTGTCGTAGTCATAACTACTTATCTCCAAATATTTAATGATTAGTTCGGTAGTTTTAGGAAGGCATCATTGCCATGTTCTTTGATGTAATCTGCTTTCTGAGAAACAGACATTTCACTGCGTTTCATTCCAGTAGGTGCTCCACCTTTGCCCCCACCTTGAAAACCGCCACCAGTTCCTTTACCACCTTTAAGAATTAAGTCTTTATGCTGGTATCCACCAACCAATGACTCTAAAGCTTCATCAACATTTGCAAGTTCACCCGGGCGGACACGTGAATAAATCTTTTCGCCGTTCGGATCATATGCAACCACCTTGCCTTCTTCGATTTTGAAGTGATGACCAAAGGTTGCCTGAACCATGTCCACAGGTACTGCAATGTTGTCTTGAATGTACTTAGAACGAGCAAAACCACCGCCGATAAGTTCTTTATGTAAAGAGGCTTCTAGAGCATCACGTTGCGCAACAATCGGGGCATATTTTTCCTCAACTGCTTTGATAGCTTCAGCTTTCACTTTCTCAACTTCGCCGGCATCGACCAGCTTTTTATCGTCGAGATTTTGGATTGTTTGTAATGCCTTTTTAGCTGCCGCTGGGTCTTCGATTCCATCAAAAGCTTTTAATGCTTTTTCGGCTGCTTCTTTGGCTTCACGATGTGTTTTAGCTTCATTGTTTAAGCGTGCAATTGTTGCTACCGAGTGTGGTGCATCATGTGGCATTTCTTTGCCATCATCATGAATATAGATCGGCTTATCACCGTCTACTTCCGCATAAACTTTACCGTCGATTGTTACTGTTTTAAGTTTCATTGGTCATCCAACCTATATATACAAAATGGGCATCCGCCCGGATTCGCCGTTGGCATCCGCTTTCGGCAAGCAATAAAAAAGCGCCCTTTAGGACGCTTCATTTCTATAAATGATTATTTACTTAAAGCTTGGCGTACAAATGCATCTTTTGCTTCAAGTAGCTTTCTTAATCCTGTGGATTTTTCAGGCCCGTCAGGAAGTTGCTCATCCATTTGCCGAGCTAAATCACCAATTGGCTTACTAACTTGCTGCAAATGTTCAGGTAAATGTTCATATTGGAAATATTGGATAATAGGGCTTGGCATTTTCTTCTCGCAAAAAAAGCACCCGAAGGTGCTATGGTTAAAAATTAAGTTCTATTTGATGAGTGCAATTGCTTTTAATCTTTCAAAAGTAAAACCATAAATTGCCATGGCTTGAAACCTTAATTTGAAGAAATGGCACCAGAATTCATTTTGTGCTCAGAATATATTGAGCATCTGACATATTGATTTGCTTTTCAGGCATTTGTAGTACCTTTCGCTACGTTTCCTTTGCACCCCAAACCTTTTGTCTAGGTTCATCACCAACTAAGCGGATGCCTTGAGGACCACCTACATCAAATGTTGCCGTGATAGTCGCTGGACCCTCAAAAACACTACAATTCATTTTTACAGCGGTTAATCCAGCTAATGGAATACCTGTTTCCTCGTCACAAAGAGCAAGATGAGAAGATTTATCTGAAACTCTTTTAAGTACCAAATGTCTAACTTTTGATTCACTCATAAGCCAAACTCCATAAATGACAAAAGCGCCATTTGGGCGCTTATATAGGTGAAAATTGTGTCTTAAGTGAGTTTAGAATTACCTGTAATCGGCAATAATTACTCACAGTTAAATCCAGTTCCAACAAGGTCTTTTTTCAAATTTGAAACGAGATTTTGTTGTTCCTGCTGTTGTCCACTAAGATAATTTTTATCTAGAGTCTCTGCACCATCAATAGATTTATAAAGCTCTTTAGATTCCTCTAAATTGTCTTTTAAAAACGTGGTGAGGTTTAGTTTCGCCTGGGCAGCTCTACATAAATTATTTTTAGCTTCTAAACCTTGAGTAGCCTGTTTTACTTGACCAGTTGCAGGATCAAAAGAATATGCATTTGCCATTGCTGACTCCAAAGCTTCAGACAATCGATCATATTCTTTAAGATATTTTTGACTTGGTTCAGCTAAACAAGTGATGGAAATTAGGGTTAGACATACAAAAGCTATTGTTTTCATATTGTATAAATTCTGATGTTTTAAAAAATATAACATAAGAAAAATTACAGACCCAACTTTTTAAAAGCTTTTTCATCCAACTTTCTCAAATCATCTAAGCTATAGAAACGGCCTTCAGGATCAAAGAACTTATCAAAATCAAATTTCCCATCTTTATAGAGCTTAAAGCGCTTTGGCCCTAGCCACTCCCTTTGAAAGAAATCATCTGTTTTCTTAAAGAACTCTTTGAATGTGGTGTTTGCATCTAACTGTCCTATTAACTGGCTTCGCTCTTCTTTGGGGATGTCTTTAACTCTACGTTCGTCCATTACAAATGGCCGTTCACCGATAAGTTGACCATCTTTTTTAACTGGTACTAGTTCGCTGCGACAATTAGGATGCAACGGCGGTACACGTTTTGCCGGATCATCAATCCTCCAGACAGTACCGTCTAAATGAGCACAAAGCTTAGATGTTCTTCCATCCAATACACTAATAAAACGAACATACTCAAAACCTAACTGTTTGAAAGTATCTAAATACGTTTGATTAGCAACATGACTACGAACTGTTCTTACGGTACGTTCAATATCCGTCTTAGAGCTACTTAAAAGCCCATCCTCATAATTAAGGCGCTTGGTGCCGCGAATACGCTGAACTATTTCCTGATTTGTTTTACCTGAGTTAATGCCATCCCGAATTGCATATTCAACTTTTTGGCGTGCAGTCTCAGCAATCTTGGAAAGAAGATCATCAACTAATGCTCCACCTACTAAGGGTACTTTTTTAGCTGCTGCATATACCTTTTCACCATTTGGCTTTTCGATCTTGCCTCCATATAGCTTCGCCGTGTAATTAGCTTCATAAACTGCCAAGGCAGTAGCAGAAACAGCGAAAGCTTCAGGTAATGCAGTGTTTATTGCAGTAAACCACTGGGAGATTAGATCACGAACTTCCTTCAGATTTGACGTTGTGTACTGTCCACTTGCTAGAGCCATCTTTTCAGAATCATTTAATTCATCAAGCAAATCCCGAAGCTTTGCCAACATTAATATTGACTCATCATTAAAGATTTTTAGTAGCTCATTAACAGATTGAGAAGACACCCGATATAAGTACGCCTGATGTTGGGTAAGTACTTCAATCAATGATTTATCTTCTTTTGAAGCCATACATCACCTCTACAAAGGAGTGTTATCTCGCTCTATTTCTACCCGCTTCACTTCTTCCTGATAGTCGTGAGCTGGTAATTTACCTGTCATTAGGTATTCCCAATATGTGCGGAAAGAGTTTTTCCCTGAAATAGCACCCTCATAAAGCTGTTTTGCAAGATTAATATCCGTGACCTGCACAATAAACTCAGGTTCAACCGTAAATGAATATTTTGTCGAATCCAGCTTTAACCACTGCGCTGCATACTTAATGGCTTGTTCAATTGCTGCAGCTGCACACATCACGATACTGTGAAGACTTGCCTGCTGGTCATCCTGACGTGCACGGCGTGCCTCACCTGATTCTTGTGTATTGGTATCAACTACTTTAGCCCCAGCTTCTAATGCTGAATTCTTTTGCGCATCCATTTCCTTTTTAGTGAGTTCAATGCCGTTACCTGAAATTTCCAAATAACCACATTGTGAATTTAGAGGAAGACTCCAGACAGCCATAACACCAGTAACGCTAATATCATCATCATCGTCATCATCAAGGCCACTAATCCAAGGTTGCGGATGGGCCGTATGGTGAAGAGACTGGTAATAATCTGCACTGAGCTGGTAATACTTCAGAGCAGCCTTGGCCATTGTCAAAAGCGGTATGGTACCTACATCCGGAGAATTACTAGTGGCACCGCAGAAAACAAATGGTGTGAAAGAAAGTTGATTACCGCCGAGATCGGGAGTTTTATCCTCCACATTTGAACCATCGAACAATCGGACCGCTAATGCTCCATCATCCATAGATAGAACGCGGTGAACCGTTTTAGTTTCGTGCCCGAATTCATCTTCACTATTATCAAATTGCTCCTCGAGCACTAACAGTTTTAGATCTTTACGACCACCGATACTGTTTTCCTTCCAGTTGATAATAGATAACGCATCATATAAGGCGAAATATGGCACTCCGTTAGCATCAACATCGACAAGCAGACCACAGCGCCCAAACTCTAGCAACTCTGAACAAATGCGAATAAAGAGCTGTTTAAGCCCAAAACCGTCATTTGTTGCATTCTCTATCAATCCTTTAAGTAGAGAACTTTCAATCACTATATTCGGCTCAAGCTTTGAAACTAACCCGATCATTGTGCGTAATGCGTCCTGAACCCATAGCGGATACTGAGCTCGACTTAGATAGGCCTTATAAATCTCTCCAGTCGTATCACCTTGCTTTTCAGCCTCAATCATTCCGGCCGATTTAGCTAGGTACTTTGTATGTGCCTGTTTGATCTGCTCTTCACCAGCAACGGCGTCACGCATAATCAACCAGCTTTTTTGTGCAGCAATATACTGCGGATGTTTATCAGTAACTGCCATAAAAACACCAATAAAAAAGCACCTAAAAAGGTGCGTTGTTTAAGACATCCCTCGAATCCTACGAACTCCAACGGATTTTTTGTCGATCGGGAATAAATAAGCGATTGGATATGTACCAGCATCATTCATATGGTCAAACCCGGCAGTTTTATCCGGTTGCCCATAATCATCATAGATTTGTCGCTCTAAGCATTTAGCAAAGTGAGGACATTTATCAACATTCACAAACAATCTGCGCTCAGACAATGTATTGCAGAGCATACCGTTCATAGAGTTAATACGATCTTTAACTGCTGGGTTTCTACTGTTCACATGGACTTTAAAACCAGCCTTTCTAAGTAACGCCAGATCCGTTTCACTAGCATTGCTCGACTTCCGGTTCTCACCAGAAGCATCGGGATAAACTGCAACCTCATGGTCAGGATATCGTTCTTGGATAGCCTCAATCATTGCCGGAGTATCGAACAGATTTACGAACTCATCGACCGCATGCATATGTTCACCACGGCGTATATACACAACAGCAGCCATCTTGGTAACGTTAAAGTCCATCCCAATATGAAGCACATCATTTGGCTTAACTGTTTCAGTTGATGCGTTCAGCAACCGGTTAAAACAGTAGTAGATAACGCCCTGATAGCTCTCAAAGCTTGCTTCATATTCCTGACTAAAAGTCTTAGGATCCATTTTGCGCTTAGCAACAATGATTTCAGACTCAGGAATATTTCCACCCTGAAGGGATGTATAGGAAAAGCTTTTACAATCTGGTTCATGACCGGGCTGACCATCCATGAATGTGTCATAACAATGGTTAAAGCCTTTAGGTGTGCCAATACGTAAAACATGGCCACCGACTCGCTGCTCGCCATTCACCATATACTTACAAGTAGAAAGCATCGGGCGAAGTACTTCTTCCCATGCAGCCCATTTACAGTCAGCCCATTCATCAATAATTAAGAAAAATAAACCAGATCCACGAAGGTCATCATAATTATCTAGACCTACAACACGGATGATATGCCCACTTCTTAAGGTAATTGAACATTCAGTTTCATTCGGCTTTCCAGCTCGCCAAGATGCCGGAATTGCCTGTTTTAATCGCTTCCAGAAAACCCGTTTAGCTTGCTTAAATGTAGGCGCGGCATACCAGATCTCATCCTCAACAGAAACATTCCATTTAGCCGCTAGTCTTGCGGCTCTTCGCATTTCCGCTTTGGCCAAGAATGTTTTACCGAAACGTCGGCCACAAACGGCATCACGAAACCGGGCTTCTTTTTGCCAGCCCCATAAATAAATATTGGCTTGCTTAGGAGTTAATTGAACTGAACCTTCTGGAGGATTAAAGAATTGGCTCATTTGGTATCTCCTCATCAGGATTCAGCACAAGCTTGTAATCCTCTTCAGGTGGACGATACTCAGGGGGATTCACTTCACGCTGTAACTTCTGAAGTTCAAGCTTTTTAATCTCAAGTTCTACTTCAGCTTTGGTTTGGTTCGCTTCAGGATTACCACCTTTATTATTTTGTTCCCCCTTCTTGTCATAAAACCCTTTCATGATCTTTTGTATTTGGTCCACGATCTTAATTGTCATGGTCACATTGTTTTTTTTAGCCCAAAGTAAATCACTTAAAATCTTCAACTGAACAATGTCATTTGCTCCACTAATTTTATTTAGTGGCTGACTCAAATACTCTTCCCGAGTTTTTTCAAAAAATTCTTTGAGCTCCTTACTTAAGTCTCTACCTGCAAACTTTGTAGGGTCATAAGACTCTACCTGCTGTCTCGAAACATCAATGTCAAATTCTTCCTTGACGAGACTTACTGTTTCTTGGGGGGTATTAAATACAGCAAGCGATTGTACAATAAAGAGTTTCTGCTTCTTGTTTAATGTCGCCATTTCTCTCTATCCGTCAAGGTACGTCAAGGAAACATGGCAAAAAAAATGAGCCAGAAGGCTCAACTTATTAAACATGTCCCGCAGCACTTTGAAATATTCACATCTGATACAAACGGCGCTTGCTTCGCCACTTCAATTAGTCGCTTCACGCTTTCGTCCGCTCCCCATCTTTTAACTACGCCAACAAATTCTTCAACATCATGGCCTGCTAAATAGTGTTTAGGCAAACCAGTCATTTCACTGATTAACGGATCACCATCCTCATCACGTTCAACACCTATGTGATAAAGCTCATGCTCTATCAATGCACAGAAATCACGATCAGTCGCCTGATCGCAATAACTTGCATCAATTGTGATGAGGTACACAGGCACATAGCCAAACCAATCGCGCATTTGCTGCTCTTGACGAGCTTTTTTCCACCCGCCCTGATTAAACATAACTTTTTCACATTGGCCTAAAACCATACGCTTTTTAGCCATACAAGCCGATGATGCCCAAGCAAAAGCCAAGAACTCCTCATTGTCATGTATTAGTTCAGCAATATGGTCATGGTCAGGGTTATGCAAAGGGCCACCAATAGTTAAGTAATTAGCAACAACCCATTTTTTTAGATCTGGTGCTGGTGTTAGTCTAATTGCTTCTTCTTCTTCAGCTTGATCAATAAAATCAGTTGGAGGAAATGGTCTGATCTGATCCATTAAATATTTGCCTCTTTAAATTTTTAAGCCATTGGCTAGCGAAATGAGCTTGGATCTGTAATGGACCAGATTCATTAATCTTAAATCTTGGTGCTGCCTCTATGCGAATTACTGTGTAACCCATCTCTTCAGCCACATCGTAACGATCAAGACTCCAAGCTTTGTTTTTTAGCTTACCCTTTCGACCACCAGACCAAGGGCCACCAGCAATTTCAACTAATATGTGATGTTCAATTAAATGAAAATCAAAACGCCAATGCTTAGTAGACTTAAACTGGAATTTCTTTTCGTACTTAATTTCCAGATTGTCTAAAGCTTCAGTAAATTCTTCCTCTGCCTCTAAGTACTTTTGAGTAGCTTTAGGTAGCGGTCTGGATTTAGGCTTGGTTTTAGGTTCTTTTTTCCGAGTAAGCCAAAAGTATTCTGTAGAATCCATTATTCTCACCCATAAAAAAACCGCCCTTAGGCGGTGGCTAAACTCACAGGCAATATAGTATTACTTCTTAAAAGTTGCCTTATAAAGCTTTGAATTAAAGTAATCCGTAATTTCTTTACCTTCGTTTTGAATTTTTTCCTCATTTAAGGGTAAAAAATCTAATTCAGATTTGAAGCTCATATACTCTGGAATAAATTTCTTTATAGGCGGAGGTGGTTTAGGTCCACCTTCTGTAATTTTTTCGATAAATCCAGCTAACCATAAAATATACTCACCTTCTGAATTATGAGGAGGAATCAAACTCACATCTATTTTTACTTTACATTCATCTAATTGTTTACTAAACAATTCAACAAAATCAATAAAATTATATTTTAATTTAAATTCTGTTCCCTCAATTTCTCTGCGT